TAGTCAACCACAATTAACACAAGAAACCTTAAACCTTTGGAAGCACGTAGCTGATAAATCAAATTGGCGTATTGTGCAATTACCAAACGGTTTTTATCAAACCGAATACAAAGACCTAAATTGCGAGTGTGATCCAGAAAAAGACACTTGCTGCGAAAAATGGATTGATGTAACCAGGCGCGAAACTATTGAAGGTGCTGAACAAGCAATAGATAGTTCCGTGGAACACTACTCAAAGAAAGTTGAATTTCTAAACGGACCAAAAGTAGTAAAAACCTTTAAATAACCAAATCACTTTAATTAAATCAAATCAAATATGGACGCAATTGTCAAAAACCTTAACTTCGGCGAAGAAGCCAGAGTTAATGTATTTAAAGGAATAGAAAAACTCACAAAAGCTGTTAGCTCCACACTTGGGGCTAGCGGTAAATGTGTGATGTTAGAAGATCATACTGGAAACCCCATTATTACAAAAGATGGTGTTACAGTGGCAGATTCAATAATCTTGCGAGACCCCGTAGAAAACATGGGCGCTACACTTTTAAAGGAAGCAGCAAGAAAAACGGTGAGAGAAGCCGGTGATGGTACAACTACTGCAACTGTCTTAGCTCACTCAATATTAACCGAAGCTTATAAGGTTGCGGATAAAACAAACTCAAGAGAGTTGAAAGAGGGTATTAATGCAGCTACAGAAAAAGTAATTAAATACTTAGAATCTGTATCAGTGCCGGTTGAAGGAGATATGATTGATCAAATAGCAACCATATCAACAAACAACGATCCAAAGCTAGGGAAAATTATAGCCGATGCTTTTAGATCCGTAGATAACACGGGGATCGTAATGATGGAAACATCAGCTGACGGAAAAACAAGTGTTGAGATTGTAGATGGTGTTCAATATGATAAAGGAATTACAAATTCTCATTTCATAACAAACACGCAAAACAAATCAGCAGAATTAGAAAATGCATTAGTATTACTAGTTGAATCACCAATTGATACAATTAGACAAATTCAAACAGTGCTAGAGTACGTAATAAAAAACAACAAACCTTTGCTGATTATCGGCGATTTAGAACAAGGTGTTTTATCTGCTTTAGCTATGAATAAAAAGAAAGGAAACATTAAAGTAAATGTTATTAATGCTCCTACTTATGGCATAAACAAAAAAGAAATGCTTGATGATTTAGCTTTATTAACTGGAGCTACTATTATAAATGAAGACTTGGGTGATGATTTAGATTTAATTCAAGTTGAGCATTTAGGCTTTTGTTTAAAAAGCGTTACAACGCACCAAGAGACTATATTGCAATTTAATGAACCTACAGAAGAAGTTTTAAACATTATAGCTGAATTAAAAAAAGAATTGTTAAAAGACAATCCGGCTCATAAAGTAATTAAATTAGAAAAAAGATTAGCAATGCTTGCGGCTAGAATAGCTATTGTAAAAGTAGGTGCTAATTCTGATATCGAATTAAAAGAAAAAACAGATAGAGTTGAAGACGCTATTTGTGCTACAAAAGCTGCGATTAAAGAAGGTATAGTGCCTGGAGGTGGAATTGCTTTATTAAATGCATCAACAAGTATAGTAAGTAAATCAAAAGGTGAGCAAGTGCTCCTAGAAGCCATTAAGGCGCCTTTTAAGACTATATTAGACAATGCTGGTATAACGGAAGCGGAATTACCAAAAGCTAAAGGACGGGGATTAAATGTGGTTACAGGAAAAATGGTAAGTATGATTAAAGCAGGTATTATTGATCCTTTACTAGTTACCAAAAGCGCTCTTCAGAACGCAGCTTCAGTAGCAACTACAATATTATCAACTGATTGTGTAATCAATAATTTAAGAATTGATGAAAGCGATAGGTAGAAATATAATAATAGAAAAGAAAAAAGAAGGTACAACTACTACTAAAGGTGGTTTACTTCTTGCAGAAAACCAACGTGACGATATCCGTTATACAGAAGCCACAGTGTTATCACTGGGAGAGCAAGTAGAAGGGTTAAAAGAAAAAGATCAAATTTTTTTTGATAGGCATGCAGGGCATAAAATAGAAATAAACAAACAAACGTATCATGTAATTAAAGCGCAGGATGTAGTTGTTGTTTTATGAAAAAGCTAAACGCAGACGATCTTAAGGATATGAATCTGTTTAAACATTATCGTATAATACGTAAATGGGCTTGCAGAAACAACAACCTTAATGATGCTGATTTAGAACTTTTAATTTATCTGGATTGCATAGATATGTTTACAAAAAAAGATTTCGAAGCTGGTAGTTATTCCTATAGTTGGGATAACCGCCGCTGGAATCGGTTGCTTAAAGAAGGGTGGATAGTTGTTTGGAGGTCTAGAAATAGAACAACTCAAAAGTATAATATATATAAAGTTTCGTTTAAATGCAAGCATTTAATTAAGCAAATGTATAGAATTATAATAGGGCAAGATGATTTACCTACAAGCACTCATAGAAACAGTATAATGAAGGGTAAGACGTATACAGATAAAGTTCTTATAACTTCAATTAAAAATGTAAACAAAGATAAAGAAAGATAATGAAAGAAACACACACAATGCCAAATGGTGACATGATGCCAGGCGCGTCTCATAGCCCTAATAAAATGATAGGCGGGGTTGTTGGGGCACTTGGAGGCCTAGCAAATTTAGGAGCAACGTCTCAACAAACTGGTGCATTATCTGGGATGACTCAACAGCCAGGTCAAATGCAACAAAGCCCAATTAATCCAGTTGCAATGGGTGGAATGCAATCTCAAATGCCGAACATGTTTGGAATGCCCCAGCCTATGCAGTCTTTTAATAATATAATGCCACAAAATAAATAATTATGGATAAAGAGAAATTAATAATAAACAATCCCAAACTTGACGGACAAGTTGGTGAAAATGCTGTATGGGACGGACCCTTAAGCAAAAAAGGATTTCCTATGGGCGTAGGATCAAGTTCTGGTATTACTGGAATGGAAGTATCTAAATACCCAACACCATATAAAGGAATGCCTATTACCCAATGTGCTAAAGTATATAAATAATGTATACATCTCCGTTTTTTAAAGAATTTCCTAAAATTAAACCAGAGAACAAAGGTAAGTTTACTTCGTGGGCTAAAAAGAACGGCTTTAAAGACGCTTGTTCTGCAGCTAGCTCTGTTATGTCTAAAAAAGATAATTATAGCGAAGAAGTTGTTAAAATGGCTAACTACGCTAAAAACTTTGGTTGTAAAAACAAATAATATGAGTTCAAAATTTTCATCACCGTTTTTTCAAAAATCACCACTTTATGGAGCTTATACTTCTGGAGCAGATGCTGTATTTGCGGTTTCTGATGCACCTCATTTTGCTAAACTGCAGAATGATACATTAGGCGGTGTTTTAGCTTCTGATAAAAAAGACCCATGCCAAAAGCTTGAAGACAGGTACAGTAGCGGGGTAATTACTAAACAAAGATATATGGACGGTTTACAAAATTGTGGTAAAACCTCTAAAAAAGAAATTGATAAAGGAGGATTACAAGAAGGATATGGAGGAGCGCAAACTCAAGCGGGTTATGATTATTTTAATACTATCAACAAATAAAAAATTATGCATAAAGGACATTACGGAGAATACAGCGGAAACGCAAAATGGTCAAAAGTTACAGATTCCAATATGGGGGCTACAAAACGAGATGACGAAGCACATATGAAATATCTTAAAGAAGATGTTGATTATGATAACAAACACGGTCATAGCGACAAAAACATGACAGCTGATGAAAAACACATTTCAAAATTAGCTGGCGATTTAAAATACGACGAAAAAAAACACTAAACAACTATGGAATCTAACAAACAAGAAAAAGCAAACTTATTAGGTATTAATTACTTATCGAAACACATGTCAACCCCTTTAAGTATGGGAGGTAGTAAATCAGGAATGTATATGAACAGTATGGCTCCTAAAATGAAGGGAGATACACCTTTAGAGGGTAATGCTTTTGGAAAAGCAATGGCTGACAATGATGGAAACTATGATGCAGCTAAAGCTAGCTTAGCACCTCAAATGCATGGAGGACCACTTCACAGACAAGGTGAAATGGATAAAGATGACGAAAGCATTGCTGGAAGAATCGGTAAAAAAGGATTAGACATTTCAAGTAAAGATCGTAGAGATGAATCTTTAGGAAATAGAGGAACAAGAACAAAATAAAACAGAGAGGACTGTACAAACCTCAGCCAAACAAATAACACTAACACTAACACTAACACTAACAAAAAATGGCAAAATTTATCAAAATCAACACAACTGCGGTAGCAATACCGACTGTGTTAATCCCAACTGAATACATAGTTGGAGTAGCAACAACAACAGCAGGCGTAGTAGCTACTACAGTAATTACATTAACAACAGGAGCTTGGACTATTACTTCAAACATTCCTTTAGCAGTAGCTGCTGGCGGATCTGGAACTGTTAATGAGGCAATCTTTGCAGCAATGGCTGCTAATCCAGGAGGAATCGTATCTACGGTAGGATCACCAATTTTATTAGCACAAGCACCAGCTGCTCAAACAGGGTTACAAGGTAGAATTTTAGTTACTCAACCTCAAACGCAGATTGCTTACACAGGAGCTTCTTACGCTTAATTATGAAATCAAGAGGTTTAGGAGACAGTATAGAAAAGTTTACTAAAGCTACTGGTATCAAAACAATGGTTGACACAATGAGCAAGGGATTAAACGTCCCTTGTGGTTGTGAAGCCAGAAAAGGCGCATTAAATAAAATATTCCCATATGAATCCAATAATAGAATTAAACAAGATTGGAAAAATTTAAATGGGCAATGGAAATTAATGGGTACAAAAAAATTATAACAGATGGCTTTTAAACTGCAAAACCCTCCATACAAGGAAGACAATGTTCCTGTATACAATGTACCAATGGAAGATGGGGTTATGGGCAAAGCTAACAATAATGGTACTATAATATTAAACAAAGATTTAGACCCTTCACAATGCAAGGAAGTTATTGATCATGAGATGATTCACATAGATCAAATGAAACGTGGTGATTTAGATTACGACAATAATAACGTATATTGGAAAGGTAAAAAATACTCAAGAGCTGACATGGAAGAAGGGGCAAAAAATTTGCCTTGGGAAAACGAAGCTTATAAAAACTCATAATATGGCACACAGACAAGGACACGACTCATTTGACTCAACAACTTTTAGAAGAATGAAAGATAGATTTAATGAAGAACAATTAAGAAGTGAAGACTCTGATATTGTTGGCGGAGTATTAGATTTCCCCCAATTTTCATTTAGAGGTAAAGACGCTTTTCAAAAAAATCTACGAAGCAATGAAACTAAAATAAATAATGCTTATTTTGATCCTCGCGAAATGGAAGACTTCAATCCGTCTAGAAAATACCCATATTTATCATCTCAAAATTTAATAAATCCAGAATTAAAAGATTTTAACGATTTTAATGATACTAACGGTGGCTATGAACCGAATACAAAAAGAAGAGAAGAAAGAATTATTCAGCAGTCGCAAAATGCAAGAGGCATAAGCGGTAATCCAAAAATATTAAAAGAGTATGAAGAAGCTGCAAAAGCATCCTCAAAAATAGGGGATAATTTACGAGAAGCAAGATATTCAAACCCTACAGAAAATGAAATGAGTGATGCAATATTCGATGCAATGGATGCAATTAAAAGTGGCCCTAGAACATTAGGCACAAATCCAAATGCTCCTGGAATGGAAAATAGCAATCACCCTGCTTATAGAAATGCAGCAATGATTACTGCATATAACACCCTAAGAAGAGAGTCAGGGAAAAAGCAAGACGAATCTGACTATTATAGAGATTATTTTGCAAGGGGCGCTAAAAGACCTTTAAAAGATAACTACTTCGACACAAGAGGAGGAGAATAATTAAAAGTTTTATAATTTATGTAATAATATTAATATAACAATTAAATTTAATATTATGAAAAAATTATTTACAACATTATTTTTTGCTTTAACTTTTTTAACAACTCAAGCACAAAAGCAATTTGAAGGCGAATGGGTTACGAATACATCAACATATGTAACTACAATTATAGCCAGTGATTACGCTGTATTGCAAGTATTTGATTTTAGTTTTGAATATGACAACTTTATTAAAGAATCCATTTTATATCAAGATGATTATACTTTTACAACAAGATGCTATAATCCAAGAAATGGATATGATGTAATCATAAAATATAAATTAAAAAATGAAAATACGCTTATTTGTGAATTTAGCGGTGATTTTCATGGAGTAATTAAACTTACTAAAAAAGAATAAAATTTGAAAAAAATTTGGGAATGGTTAAGCGGTAACGTTATCAAAGATGTTGGTGACGTTATTGACAACCTTACAACTACAGACGAAGAAAAACTTCAGATTAAAAAGGAAATTCAAGTTATAGTTGAGAAAGCTGCAGCGAGTGCAGAAGACCAAATAAGTAAACGCTGGGAATCAGATATGTCATCAGATTCATGGCTTAGTAAAAACACGCGTCCAATGGCGCTTATATTCTTATCATTTATGGCTATAGCTTTTATATGGGTTGATAGTCATCACGAAATTTCATTTACTGTAGAACAGGAATGGATAGAATTATTAAAACAACTATTAACAACCGTATATGTGGCCTACTTTGGATCACGAGGTTTTGAGAAATATAAATCAATAAGTAATAAATAAAAAATGGGACAATACTCAATAACAGCCGGAACATTCGGCAAAGCTTTAGCGGTTACACCAGTAGCTATCGGCGCTCTAGATGCAAGATCTGCTTGGGAGTTCGAAAATCAAACAACCTTAGGTAATAATTATACAGGATCACAACTATACGTTGGGGGTGAAGGAAACGTAGATGTTATACTAGCAGGCGTTACAGGAGCTCAAGACACGGTAACTGGTTTTAATTTTGAAACAATATTCAGAGGAGCTAATCCTTCTCCTGCTAATTTTGTAGCGGGATCGGGATATTTTACACAAAATGACGTAGCAACAACAGTTGTAACTGCCGTACCTAATTCACCCGCTACTGTGCCTGCAGGTTTAACAGTAGATATAATAGCGGATTTACCGGGGGTTGATGTAACTGAAGCTGGCTCAGGATATACTGCAGGAAATGCTTTTACAACTACTGTAGTTCCAGCTGGGGGAACGGGTTTAATTGGCACAATTGAGTCAATCACAGGAGGTGGTGCAACAGGACCTATAGATGATGTTACTATAACAAGAGGCGGATCAGGCTATAGCGCAGGAGATGTAGTTACTGTTATTTCTACAGGCGGTACAAGCGCAGAGCTTACTATAGCCGTAGCTAGAAATGGGGCTGTAACACTTGCTTCATTTAAATTTCCTAAAATACGAAATGCAGGATCTAACTATTCTGTAGGAGATATTATAACAGTAAATCAAACTGGTCACGTGGATGATTGTAAATTTGCAGTTAGCTCTGTTGAAAGCTTACTGCCAGGAGTAAATGATGTTGTTAGGTTTAAAGCAGTTCCAGTGGGAACAATATTACCAGCGGCAGTTAGTTATGTTATAATCCCAGCAGCAGACGCCGCAACAGATTTAGTAGCATTAAAATAATAATAAAACACGTAACTATATTAATATAAACAATTAAATTAAATCAAATGAAAAAAGCAGAAGACAAAATTAAAGCAATGATTACTGAAAAGCAATTAAAAACTGTTAATGATCAACAAGTTAAGTTAACGGAAGGGTTAAGAACACTAGGAGTATTAGATGTTCAAAAACAAAATATTCACGGTCAAATAGCAGAGTTATCTAAAGAGATTGAAGCTACTAAAAAAGAACTTGAAGACGAATATGGTCAGATAAACATTGATCTTAAAGATGGAAGTTATACTGAAATCGAAAAAGAAGATGCAGAATAATATAAGAAAAATTAGCATAGGTTCTGATTATAAAAATGAAGCAATGCATTACTCAGTTGGGCAGCAAGTTTATGGTGGTCACGAGATATCGCATATTTTATTAAACGAATCTGATGGCTCTTATAATATTTACATTAAAAAAAGCAATGAGGTAATGCCATGGAAGAAATTTAATTCTAACATGGCAATATCCGTTGAATATGATTTGGAGTATTGAAAAGTATATATGATTTTATTGTAGAACCACTAGGTGATGAATACAGTAATAAAATTAAAATTGGGGATAAAGAGTTAATTGTAAATACAAAAATAGAAGATTTTAAATTTGTAAATAGATTAGCTAAAGTTTTAGAAACACCAAAAGCTTTTAATACAAGTATTAATGTAGGAGATATAATTGTTATTCATCAGAATGTTTTTAGAACGTTTTATGACATGAAAGGCAATAAGAAAAAAAGCAGATCTTGGTTTAAAGAAAGCTTACATTTTTGCGCCATAGATCAAATTTATTTATATAAAAATAAAACAGGTTGGCATTCATTTGGTGATCGCTGTTTTATAACCCCGATAAAAGACAATGAGTCTTTAACGCTAGATAAAGAGCAAAGCTTAGTTGGTATATTAAAATATGGTAACAGCTCTTTAAAAGCACTTAATATTAACCCAGGAGACTTAGTAGGTTATACACCTAATAGCGAATGGGAATTTTTAATTGATGGCAAGCGTTTATATTGTATGAAATCTAATGATATTGTAATTAAATATGAATACCAAGGAAACGAAGTTGAATATAATCCAAGCTGGGCAAATAGCAGTTGAGGAGCTAATCAAAGTAGCTAAAGAAGCTATTGTTGATTCAGGGGATGATATTACTGCAGATAGATTAAAGAATGCGGCAGCTACAAAAAAGCTAGCTATATTTGATGCTTTTGAAATACTAAATAGATTAGAAGCTGAAGAAGCTTTATTAAATGAAAAGCCTAAAGAAATAAAAGAAGAAAAATCTTTTAAAGGTTTTGCAGAAGGAAGATCTAAAAATGTATAAGCAAACTTTATATAAAGTCTTAAAAGACTACGTAAAACCTAAGGTTCTTAATAGAATGAATAGGTATAAAAAATGGGATTATGGTTATAACGAAGAGCATGATTTAATAGTTATAAGTAAAACAGGTGAAATAGGCGAGATTTATGAAATACAAAATCTTAAAATAGCTTTGCCTAAAGTAAAAGATATTGTTGAATTTGAAAAAGACAAGTGGACTTATACACCATACCCAAAAGAATTAAGTAAAATTAAATCTGTGTTTGACTGGGAAGAATACCCGTTAGACTTTAAAGAAAAATGGTATGACTATATTGACAAAGAATTTACAAGGCGTGAAGAAGGTTTTTGGTTCACTAGCAAAGGTGTTCCTACTTACATTACTGGCACTAATTATATGTACCTGCAGTGGAGTAAAATTGACGTCGGGCAACCGGACTTTAGAGAATCAAATAGATTATTCTACATTTTCTGGGAAGCTTGTAAATCGGACACACGGTCTTATGGAATGTGTTATCTTAAAAACCGTCGGTCAGGCTTTTCATTTATGTCCTCAGCTGAATCGGTCAACCTTGCTACAATATCCACGGATTCACGGTACGGCATATTGTCCAAATCTGGTGCCGATGCTAAGAAGATGTTCACAGATAAAGTGGTACCAATATCCGTTAACTATCCATTCTTCTTCAAACCGATCCAGGACGGTATGGACAGGCCCAAGACCGAGCTTGCCTACAGAGTCCCTGCTTCCAAATTTACCCGTAGAAAACTTGATTCCAATCAAACCCAAAAAGAAATTACCGGTCTGGACACGACCATCGACTGGAAGAACACCGGCGACAATGCCTACGATGGGGAGAAGCTCAGGCTCCTCGTCCATGATGAATCGGGGAAATGGGAAAGGCCCAACAACATCCTTAACAACTGGAGGGTTACAAAAACCACCCTTAGATTAGGTAGTAGAGTTATTGGAAAGTGTATGATGGGATCAACATCAAATTCACTTGATAAAGGTGGTGCTAATTTCAAAAAGCTTTATGAAAATTCGGATGTTACCAAAAGAAACGCCAATGGACAGACTCGCTCAGGACTCTATTCTTTGTTCATACCTATGGAATGGAATTACGAAGGATACATTGATTCTTATGGCCTACCTGTATTCATTACACCAAAAAAGCCCGCTGAAGATCCACACGGAACAAAAATAACACAAGGCGTAATAGAATACTGGGACAATGAAGTAGAAGGCTTAAAGTCTGATCAAGATAGTTTAAATGAATTCTACAGACAGTTTCCACGAACAACCAAGCATGCATTTAGAGACGAATCTAAACAATCTTTATTTAATTTAACAAAGATATACGAGCAAATAGATTTTAATGAAGATCTTAAGAACTCAGTTAATGTAACGCAAGGAAGTTTCCAATGGGAAAATGGTCATAAGGATACTAAAGTACTATTTGTGCCAAATAAAGACGGTAGATTTTTAGTAACTTGGGTTCCTCCTGCAAATTTACAAAATAAAAGATATATAAAAAATGGCACTAATCATCCTGGTAATGAGCATTGCGGGGCATTTGGTTGTGATCCATACGATATATCGGGCACTACAGATGGCAGAGGATCTAATGGATCTCTTCATGGCTTAACCAAGTTTAGCATGGAGGATGTGCCTCCTAATCATTTCTTTTTAGAATATATAGCTAGACCGCAAACTGCTGAAATATTTTTTGAAGATGTTTTAATGGCTTGTGTATTTTACGGAATGCCAATACTAGCTGAAAACAATAAACCAAGATTATTATATCATTTTAAACGTAGAGGATATAGAGGTTACTCAATTAATAGGCCTGATAAAAAATATAATAAACTTTCAATAACAGAACGAGAACTTGGAGGAATACCAAACTCTAGTGAAGATATAAAACAAGCTCATGCTGCGGCTATAGAAACATATGTAAATGATTTTGTAGGTTTAAAAGAAACAGGCTATGGTGATGTTTATTTTCAAAGAACATTAGAAGACTGGGCAAAGTTTGATATTAACAACAGAACAAAGCATGATGCATCTATAAGTTCGGGGCTAGCTTTAATGGCTTGCAACAAACATAGGTATGCACCTAATCCGCCTAAAACAGAAATTCAACCTGTGGATTTAGGTATTAAAAAATACGATAATAAAGGTTCAACATCAAAAATAATAAGTTAAATGAGTATATATACTAACACCAATAGCGCTTTTCCTAGTCAAGTAGTAAGTGATGCAGAAAAAGCAAGTTTGGAATACGGGACGCAAGTTGGGCAGGCTATTGAATACGAGTGGTTTGGTCAAGGGCGAACTAATGGTAATAGATATTTAACTAGCTGGAATCAATTCCATCAATTAAGATTATATGCTAGAGGAGAGCAATCAATACAAAAGTACAAAGATGAGCTATCTATAAACGGTGATTTATCTTATTTAAACTTGGACTGGAAGCCAGTACCTATTCTATCTAAATTTGTAGACATCGTAGTAAATGGTATATCTGGAAAGTCTTACGATATTAAAGCTTACGCTCAAGACCCGTCTTCTATAAAGAAAAGAACTGATTATGCTTCTATGCTTTATGAAGATATGATATCTAAAGAATATCTAGATAGTCTTCAACAAACACTAGGTATTAATTTATACCAAACACCAAATATTGATATAGTACCTGAGTCTAAAGACGAGTTAGAGCTTCATATGCAATTAAGTTATAAGCAATCTATAGAAATAGCAGAAGAAGAAGCTATTTCGTCTGTGCTTGCTCAAAATAAATTTGATCTTACAAGAAGAAGATTAAATATGGACTTAACAGTACTAGGCATGGCAGTAGCGAAAACTAGCTTTAATACCGCTGAAGGAATTACTGTTGAATATGTTGATCCTGCTTATGTTATTTATTCTTATACGGAAGACCCTAACTTTGATGATGTATATTACGTAGGAGAAGTAAAGTCTATAACTATACCAGAACTTAAAAAAGAATTTCCAAATATTTCAGAAAAAGAATTAGCAAGAATTCAAAAATTACCTGGCAATAGTCAATATGTAACTGGCTGGGGTAATTATGATAAAAATACAGTTCAAGTTTTATATTTTGATTATAAAACATATCATAATCAAGTATTTAAAATAAAAGAAACTCCCCAAGGATTATTAAAAGCTTTAGAAAAGCCTGATTCATTTAATCCGCCAGAAAATGATAACTTTGAAAGAGTGTCAAGATCCATTGAAGTATTATATACAGGAGCTAAAGTATTAGGCTCTAATGAAATGGTGAAGTGGGAGTTAGCAAAAAACATGTCCAGACCTACGGCTGATACAACTAAAGTAGAAATGAACTACGCTTTATGCGCGCCTAGAATGTACAAAGGACGCATTGAGTCTCTTGTAAGCAAATGTGTTGGGTTTGCTGATATGATCCAGTTAACTCATTTAAAACTGCAACAAGTTTTATCTCGTATGGTGCCAGATGGTGTTTACTTAGATATGGACGGCTTAGCAGAAGTAGACCTTGGCAATGGAACTAATTATAACCCAGCAGAAGCATTAAATATGTATTTCCAAACAGGTTCTATAGTTGGTAGATCGCTTACGCAAGATGGAGATATGAATGCAGGTAAAGTACCTATTCAAGAACTTAATAGTTCAAGTGGTCAATCTAAAATTAATGCTCTTATACAAACGTATCAATATTACTTACAAATGATTCGTGATGTAACCGGTCTTAATGAAGCAAGAGACGGAACAGCTATGGATAAGAACTCATTAGTAGGACTGCAGAAGATGGCCGCTAACGCGTCCAATGTTGCTACAAGGCATATTAACCAGTCAAGTCTTTATATTACTCTTAAACTAGCCGAAAACATTGCTCTTAAAATAGCTGATGCATTAGAATTCCCTCTAACAAAAAGCGCATTACAAAATTCTATATCTACATTTAATATTAAAACATTAGAAGAAATAGTAAATTTAAACCTTCATGATTTTGGTATATTTTTAGAATTAGAACCAGACGATGAAGAACAAGCTCAATTAGAAAATAACATACAAGTTGCATTACAGCAAGGAGGTATTGATCTTGAAGATGCTATTGATTTAAGGAATATTAAAAATCTTAAGCTAGCAAATCAAATGCTTAAAATTAAGCGTAAAGC